TGAAACTACTAATTTCCTTAATTTAAAACCAGACCGTAAAAAAATATTAAAAGAAAATATGGTATGGTGTAATGAAATCTATAAACAATATACAAATGAAAATTAAAAACTTAGACCGCTGGTCTGATGATGATTACTATCCAAAAAAACAAAAAATTAAACGTACAAAACCTCGTAAAGATAATTTGGATGGTGTAAAAAAAGGTCGTACGTTTAAATCAACTAAAAAATAATATTATGGCAAAATACGAACAACAAGTACAAAACGCAATGGAAAGATTAGATCAATCCTTAGCTAGATTAAGAGATCTTATTAAAAGGGGCGAAAATGCTAATGCAATTCATTTTATGGAAAGAGGTGAATTAAAAGATCGTTATGAAGACCTTCAAAATATTATTAATATCTCCTATAATGGTAATTATGGAGCTAGAGGTGTAAGAAACACAGGAAATTTATAATATGTTATCAGCAGAAAAAATCCAATCAAATTGGAATCGTTACATTCAAGTAGTAGAAACTTCGTTTTCAAAAGAACGAACAGACATATTATTACCATTTTTAGACAAGTATAAAGAAAGAATGATGATGATGCCTGCTTCAAGTAAAAATTGGCACCATTCAGCATTCGCAGGTGGTTATACTGACCATGTTTTACGTGTATTTGATTGCGCTAATTCATTATATAAAACGTGGAAAGACATGGGTGCTGATGTTTCAACGTACACTGTTGAAGAAATGCATTTCGCAGCTTTATTTCATGATTTAGGTAAAATGGGTCAACAAGAAGGTGAATATTATCAACCAAACGACTCACAATGGCATGTTGATAAATTAGGACAGATTTATAAGTTTAATACAGACATACCAGCAATGAAAGTTCCAGAACGTTCATTGTTTATTTTACAAGAAATTGGTTGTAAAGTAACTCAAAATGAATTTATTACAATTAAAATTCATGATGGTTTGTATGACGAGTCAAATAAGTTCTACTTTATGTCTGGTCAAAAAGAAACTAGATTAAGAACACATTTACCAATATTAATGCATCAAGCAGATCATATGGCTGCCCAAATTGAATTTGAAGAATGGAATAATACATCTAATGCCATTCCTAAGCAAAAACCAGCAAATGCTACTAAAGGTGATAAAACATTAAGAGCAGCTAAAAAAGTAAACACAGATAATAATCCAAAATTAGCATCTGCAACGTTAGATGTTATAGATTCATTTTTTAAAGACTAACAATGATTACACTCAGTATTATATTAGCAGTAGTAGTTGTAACTTCTTTTTTTATAATTAGAAATTTACTTAAACAAATAGAAAAACTAGAAGATATACAAACAGAATATGAAAATTTTATTACTAAACAAAGTGAAGCAATTAATGCGTCTAATCAAAGATTAAATCAAATTGATGATAGAGGTATTTTTAGAAGCGATGATGAAATAGGATGGTTTTGGTCTGAAATTAAAAGAATACAAGATGCTCTAAACGAATTTACTATTAAATAATTCCCTTAAATGTCAAATGAAAAAAAATCAGAACCGGCTACCACCGGTTCTCTTACTCCCGAACCCGTTGTTAAAAAAAGACGAGGTAGAAAACCATCTAAAAAACAATATTTTACCTCAGATGTAGACGCTGCTATAAAAGAATATTTAGCATCCTCTAATCAAGAAGAAAGAAACGAAATATATCGTTCTCGTATAGCTTACGCTTTTTACAAATTAGCCGAAAACCTAATTCACACATTTAAATTTTACTATACAGAAGTAGAATCATTGGAAGATCTAAAACATGAGGTTTGTTGTTTTTTCTTAGAAAAACTAGATTATTTTAAACCAGAAAAAGGATCTAAGGCATTTTCGTATTTTTCAATTGTAGGTAAAAATTATCTTATATTATATAATAATAACAACTACAAAAAGAAAAAAGCTAAAGTAGACCCCCTAGCCGCTGATGAGGATGCTGGTGTATTACGTCAATTAGGTAGAGATGATCGTAAAAAAGACATAAAAGAATTTATAGACTATTTTACTGAATATGTAGATAAACACATGTTTACTTTATTTAAAAAAGATCATGATAGAAAAGTATGTGATGCTGTAAATATATTATTTAAGCGAAGAGAAAACTTAGAAATATTTAATAAAAAAGCACTATACATTTATATAAGAGAGATGACTGGTGTAGAAACTCCAGTAATTACTAAAGTAACTAAAGTACTTAAAAGATTATATAAAAGACTTTACACTGAATATGCCGAAACAGGGTATGTAAGAGTTTAAACTTTTCCATATTTATAATAAAATAGTATGGATCCATTAAATCAAGTATTATTCGATGATGTTTCTTTCTCTGATTTATTGAAAGACATCCATGGCAACCAAAAGAAAAAAGCTAAACAATTAGCTTCATTAATAGCTGAATTACGTCCATTAGTACAATCTTTAGGTGATGCTACTGTTGTAGTACCATTAATTAAAGAATATATGGAAATTAGTGTAAAAAATGATGATGCATTAATAAAAATGGCAGCTATTGTACAACGTTTATCTACAGGTACAGCCAGTTCAGGTGATGGTGGATTACTAACAGAAGACGAAATGGCTCAACTTCAAGAATTAACTGAAGAAATAGCTAAAACTGTTGAATCAGAACCTAAACAATTAGATAAACCAAATGAAGACTAATTTAGAAGTAGTAAGAGTTCAAGATATTATTTTAGATGATAGTCATTCTAGATATTTAGGGGAGAATTCTATAGGAACAATTTTATATACTCCTTTAAATGCTTCTACACCTATAAATAATGATTTCACTCAATTACCTTCAGCTAAACCTTTATTTTATAATATTTCACATTATCCTATAGCCAATGAATTAGTATATATTGTAGGGGCCCCTAATTTTGAATATAACGAAAATTCAGTAGTAGAAGCATATTATTTACCACCTATATCTATAAATAAAGCCCCTAATAATAATTCATACCCAAATGTATTAGATGAAAATGGAGAATTTAGATTAGGAGAATATTTTCAAGAAATAGAAACTATTAGACCCCTAAGACCCTATGAAGGGGATATTATGATAGAGGGTAGATTTGGTAATTCTTTAAGATTCGGTTATACTATAGATAATACAATAGGTGTTCCAAATAGATGGAGTAATGAAGGTGAAATAGGAAATCCTATTACTATTATAAGAAATGGACAAGTAGATATTAATGATAATGAAAATTATAACCACGTATTAGAAGATATAGATGGTGATGACTCAAGTATTTATTTATGTTCTAATCAACAAATATCTAATTTTACACCCGCATCTTTTAATCAATTATCTTTTGGAGCTAATTTAGCTATAGAGAATAAAGAAGAACCCGTTATTAATAACAATGAATTATCTGAAAATTTAGAAGAAGATCCAATAATGTATTCTCCTTATCCGTTACCTCCTGAAGAACTCCAAGAAAATGAATTAACTCAAATAGAAGAAACTGAAGATCCTTATTATGATATATCTGATACAGAAGAACAAATAATTTTACCAGATTCTTTAGATATTGACTTACCTGATAATCTTCCTGATAGTATAGATTTTGAACAACCAATAGAATAATGGCAAGATTTTTATATAAACAATTAATAGCGAGTAAATTAGCCACTAAAGAGGGAATAAATAATATTCCTGGGGTAGATGTAAATTCTGATCCCCAATTAACTGAATCCTATATTAAAAATAATTTACAATTATTATTTTCTAAATGTGTTAATCCTTTAATGGAAGCTTTTCCTAATGAAATAGGAATTACATCAGCTTATAGATGTAAAGCACTAAATGAATCAATTAAACCTATTCCTGGAGTTAAAAATTCCCTTCATATTAAGGGTCAAGCTGTTGATTTAATATCGGTTTCAAGACCTTCTTCCGAGTTATGGAATTGGTGTTATAATAATTTACCCGAATATTATCAAATTATATGGGAATATCCTGAATTAGGAGTCTTTAAACCCGGTAAAAAAACCTCATGGATTCATATTTCATATAAAGAAAATGAAAATATAAAATTAAATAGTGTAGCGAGTAAATTAGAAAATATCCACAAAGAACTTATAACAGAAAATACTTATAGAAAGGGAAATTATACTCATGGAATTAAGTTAGCAGACGAAAATTTATTATAATGTCATATATACCACAGTCTCCGGGCACATATCAAGGAAATCAAGTAATAATTAACTCAGACAGATTATTATTTAACGCAAAAACAGATAGTATATTATTATTTTCAGATAAAGCTATAGGGTTTAGTACTAATGGAAGTTTTCATTTTGATACTAGTTCAGATAAAAATGAAAATAAGTTTGTAATTAATTCTCCTAATATTTATTTAGGTTTAGAATTTGATAACTCATATCCTACTGAACCTGCAGTACTGGGAGATCAATTAGAAGATGCCCTAAATAGAATGTTAACCCTAATATCAGGAATTTTAGATGATATAGAATATAAAGTAGGATACATAGTAACAACCCCAGGAGGTCCTACGGGATTAAATCCGGCAAATGCCCCCATATTAGCACAAAGAAGAAGAGAGATTCAAATAATAAAACAAGAAATTAAAGAAATTAAGAGTTTAAACACTAAATTAGTATAAAAAATGTCTACTCAATTAATAAGAAATATAGTACTTAATAAATTAGACCCTTTAATTAGTAGGTCACGTAATAGTGCTAGGGAAGAAGGTAGAAAAAAAATACAAGAACTTAAATCAAAAATTCCCACACCTGAAGATTTAACTAAAAAATTATCTTCTGAAATTAATAACAATACTTGTAGTGAAAAAGGTCAAGAAATATTTAATAAAAAATTAGATATATCACATAAAAAAATTTTAAGAGTAAAAAAACAAGTTGATAGAAGCATTAATAAACTAACAAAAAATCAAGAAAAACTTAATGAAATAATAAATAATAATGGACCTGTAAAAAATATAAATAATATTCAAGAAGTTTTAACCCCTGTAGTAAAAGCTCTTCAAATAGTAATATCAGTAGCTCCATTGGGCCTTTCAGCTCTAGGAGGAATAGGTACGGGTTTTGCAATTACTAAATTATTTGATCAAAGTAAGATAGCAAAAGTTAAAATAGGTGAATATACTAATTTATTTAGAACTTTACCTTCTATGATTAGTAATTACCAAAATCAAGCTAGTTCTATATTAGATATTATTAACTCAGCTCTTCAAAATCTTTCCCAATTAAAATCATTATTAGATAAATTAGAAGCATTCCATGCTTATTTAGCACTCCAGTATGAACAAGGATGTTTTAATTTAATTAATGGAGATGACAGTATTTTGGGGGATAATAATAATATATTAAGTGGAGAAGAAGAAGACTTAATAAATCTTATTAATCTTGGATATAGTGATTTATTAGATATTTTAAAAGAACAAAATCCTGATTTAGATTATAGTAATGGTAAAATAATAAAACGAGTTTATCAAATAGGAGAACAATTTAATTTAGGACCCCAAATTAGTTATGAAGTAATTAGTCCATTACTTTTAGACTCCGATACAACAGACTCTGAAAATTAAAATTTATTTATATTTATTAACAAACATTAATTAACAACATGAAAGCAAAAACTTTTGAAAATCTAATTAGAAAAGTAGTTAGAGAAGAAATCGATTATGCGTTACGCAGAGAAATTAAATCACTTAAGGAAGATTTACGTGATGAATTAAAACCAACAATCACAGAACACACTGAAAGGTTAGTTGAAGTACCTAAATCATCTTTAAAAGAAAAAATAATGGGTAAAAAACCTATTAAAAAATCTTTTAAAAAACAAAATTACACAGGAAATTCAGCTTTAAATGATTTACTAAACGAGACAGCAGCGGGAGATACAAATTTAGATTCTAATAATTCTCCAGTAAGCTTAGCTCAACCATTTTCATCTGGTGCACCACTACCTATAGATACAACAGGTATGCCAGAATCAGTAGCTAATGCTGTTACAAGAGATTATAGTGGTTTAATGAAAGCAATAAACAAACAAAAAGAATTGTAATATATGCCTATAATTCAAGGAATAAAAAGAATAAACCCTTTAGATATTAACAAAAATGTTAGTATTGGGGTTGCATTTCCTTTGGATGAAACTAATTTATTTAAAAGTACCCAAACTGAAAAAGAACAAATTAAAAGTAATCTTATAAACGTATTATTAACTGAACAGGGTGAAAGAGTAAATTTACCTAATTTTGGTGTAGGCTTAAAAAATCTTTTGTTTGAAAATAATATTAATTTACCTTTACTAGAAGAAAAAATTAACCAACAAATTAATCTATATATACCAAATGTATCTTTAGCTAATGTCCAAACAGGATTATCTGAAGATCAACATACAATTTTTATTAGTATAGTATATAGATATTTATTAGATAATTCCACAGATAGTATACAATTAAATTTTAACTAATGGCTTACTCAAAAACATCAAATAAAACCCAAGATAAAGATGTAAAATATCTAAATAAAGATTTTAATTCTTATAAAAATCAATTAATAGAATTTACACAAACTTATTTTCCTGAAAAATTTAATGATTTTAGTGAAGGTAATCCTGGTATGATGTTTTTAGAAATGGCATCATATGTTGGTGATGTTTTATCTTTTTATACAGACACACAATTAAGAGAATCATTTTTAACATTAGCCCAGGATAGAGAAAACTTATATAATTTAGCATATACACTAGGATATAAACCTAAAATAACTAATGCCGCAAATACAACTTTAGATATTACTCAATTAGTTCCTTCTATAAATAATGGAGGGACATATAATCCTGATTATAGTTATGGAATAACCATTAATGAAAATTCAACTTTTAATTCTACAGAAGGCCCTTCATTTTATATAGATAGAGACGTAAGATTTGATTTTTCATCTTCTTTTGATCCTACAGAAGTATCAGTATATCAATATGATAGTTCAAATAATCCAGAATATTATCTATTAAAAAAATCTGTTAATGCAATTTCTGCAGAAATTAAAAACCAAACATTTACTATAGGTGCACCTGAAAAATTTAAAACCCTAACTTTATTTGATTCAGACATTATATCAATTGAATCCATTATAGATTCTGATGGAAACGAATATACAGAAGTACCATATTTAGCACAGGATACTATTTTTGAAGCTATAGAAAACACAGCAGCTAATGATCCTGATTTAAATGGTTTTAATCAACAAACTCCCTATCTTTTAAAATTAAAAAAAGTCCCTAGAAGATTTATATCTAGAGTTAAACCAGATAATAAAATAGAAATTCAATTTGGGGCTGGTACTAGTGATAAAGCAGATGAACAAATTATTCCTAATCCTGATAATATAGGTTTAGGAATTAAAGACGGAAGAAGTAAGTTAGATATAGCTTATGACCCATCAAACTTTTTATATACTAAAGCTTATGGTCAGGTTCCATCTAATACAACATTAACTGTAACTTATTTAGTAGGAGGGGGATTAGATTCAAATGTAAATAGTAATACTATTACTACTAATGGTACTTTAAGTATTACAAATAATCCTAATTTAAATCCTAGTATGTTAAATTTTGTTAAATCTACTATACAACCTTCAAATCCTGAAGCCGCAAAAGGTGGGGGAGCAGGAGATTCAATTGAAGATGTTAGATTAAATACAGCTGCTAACTTTTCTGCTCAACAAAGAACAGTAACTAAAGATGATTATATTATAAGAACTCTATCTATGCCTTCTAAATTTGGTAGAATAGCAAAAGCCTATATAACACAAGATGATCAAATATCTCCTTTAACAACAGAACCTAATCGTATCCCTAACCCATTAGCTTTAAATCTCTATACATTAGGGTACAACGCAGATAAACAATTATCTACATTAAATACAGCTACAAAAACAAATTTATCAACTTACTTAGAGCAATATAGAATGCTAACAGATGCTATTAATATTAAGGATGCATTTGTTATTAATTTTGGAATTGATTTTGAGATAACAGTATTTAAAAACTTTAATAACCAAAAAGTATTATTAGAATGTATATCTGAACTTCAAAATTATTTTAGTATAGATAAATGGCAAATTAATCAACCTATTATTATTTCGGACGTTAAAAATTTAATAGGAGGAATTAAAGGAGTACAAACGGTAGAAGATATTAAATTTATAAATAAAAGTGGATTATTTTTAGGATATTCACAATACAAATATAGTTTTCAAAAAGCAACTAGAAAAGAAGTAATTTATCCTTCAATGGATCCTAGTATTTTTGAATTAAAATACCCTAACACAGATATTAAAGGACGCGTAACAACATACTAAAATGGCATATTATTTTTTATTTCCAGAAAACGATACTACAATATATAGTCACCCTAATAGGGATGAAATGAATACGGGTAATGACGAAATTTTAGAATTAGTTAAAGAAAGAGGTAACACAGACCAATTATTATACCCCTCAAGAATTTTAATTAAATTCAAAAATGAAGATATTCAATCAGTAATCAAAGATACTATAGGAAGTACAAAATTTGAAACAGGAACATCTGCAAGTTTAAAATTATATTCAGCAACAGGTAGAAATTTAGCTACTACAATGAATATTAATGTATATGCTTTGAGCCAATCATTTGATGAAGGAACAGGTAAATATTCAAATTTACCCACAAGTTCAAATGGAGCTAGTTGGGTATATAGAAATAATACAACTCAAGCTGACAAATGGATTACAGCTAGTTTTGGACCAGAATCTACAGGTTCTATTAGTGCTTCAGGAAATAGTATTCTACTCCCACAAGGTGGAGGCGTATGGTATACAGGTAGTGCTTTTAGAGCTACCCAACAATTTAAAGTAGGTGAATCATTAGATACTAATTTTGATGTATTTAGTATAGTAAAAAAACACTCAGCAAGTTTATTTGCTAGTGACACTTATCCTACAGGTATAATAAATAATGGCTTTTTAATTAAAAAACCAGATTCTGTTGAGTGTAATGTTTCTTATAGTTTTGGTGAATTACAATATTTTTCTGTAGATACCCATACAATATACCCACCAAAATTAATTTTTAAATGGGATGATAGTATACATAATTTCCAATCATCAGCTAAACAATCAGGAGATTTAAACGTTTCATTATATAGAAATCAAGAAGAATATAATCAAAATGATGAAGCTACTTTTAGAATTCATGTAAGAGATAAATACCCTACAAGACAGTTTACAACATCATCTAATTATTTAAATGCCGGATATTTTACAACATCTTCTTTTTATAGTGTAAGAGATGCTTTTACAGAAGAAGAAGTTATCCCTTTTGATTCCCAATTTACTAAATTAAGTGCTGATAATGAAGGTATGTATTTTAAATTATTTATGAAAGGATTACAACCAGAAAGATCTTATAGAATATTATTCAAACATACTAATTCAGAAAGTACTAAAATATACGATAATAATTATTATTTTAAAGTTATTAGATAATGGCTAACAAAAATATTCAACTAAAGAAAACTATTATAAGTAATAAGTCTTCTAATGATTCACTATCTAAAAATTTTGATAAATTAGTAAAATCTAATAATATTGTTAATTCAGCTAATATTAAATCATTATACGAAAATTTATTTTATTCTATTCCTAAAGAAGGAAACCCATCACATAATAGTATTTTAGACCAAAGCATTGAATATATAGATGAATCTGAAATTGAAAAATTAGATTTAAAAATAGATCAATTACTAGATAAATATAGTGAATTAGAAACTGATTATGAAAATGCACTAACCCCTAAAGCTGAACACCCTTTATACCCTAATGGCTCATTTATAACAGCAGGTGACCCTGTATTACAGCAACAATTCCAAGGAATGAGTACTATATATTTAATGAACCAGGGTTTAAAAAGAACTATAAGAAATGTAACGGGCCCTAATGGTGAAGAAAATGTATTATATTATACTCTAAGAAGAATTTTAGGTAAATCTGAAGACTTTGAAACAGATATTATCTATCTATCGATAGATGACTTAAATACTATCCCTAATGGACCTCCTATAAATTCCTTTAATGATTTAAATATTAGACAATTAACTAGTGATAATGATCAAATTTATCAAAGATTACAATATTATAAATTATACGTAAAATGTGAAGGAATGTTAGGAAAAGTATATGCCCCTCAATTTACCCCCTCATGGACTATTTCCGTACTTAATGATCAAAATGAGGGTAGCGGGTGCAAAATCTCATACATAGATAATGATTTTGATGACCCTACAGGATTTTATAAGATTAAAGAACTAACTTTAAAAAATGATGAACAGGCTGTTATTTGGATAGCTCGTGATACTTTTTTTGAAGGAGAAACAGAATTAGCTTTATCAGGTATTCCTGATGATTTTAATGAAGAAAAATATAATGAATATTTACCCCAATATCTATCTGAAGATGATCAAGTAGGCTTAAGTCAACCTTATAACTATTATCCTATTATAAAAGAATGGGGTTATGAAAAAAGATTTAATGGAATAGTTTCTGCATATGGTGAATTAGAATATAAACAAGTATTACCAGGTCCAAAAACAGAATGGAAAAAATTAAACCAACATTACACTTTAAATTTTAATCCTTATTCTTAAAATGGAAATAAAATTAAATAAAAAAATTTATGGTGCTAAAGGAGCATTAGATAATTTAGATGAAAATTTTGTAGAATTTCTTCCTAAAAAAAGAAATTACAAAGAATTTTTTAATTCTTATAATCAAAATTTTTATGATATATCTGATAATGACCATAGATATTTTATTTCATCTAGTTTAGATTATGTTGGAGACTATAAAAATCCTAAACAAGTTCAAATAGAAGATCTTCAAGATCAAATCCAAAATAAACTTGAACAAATAGATTCTGTAGAACAAGAACACCCCTTTTTTCCTAATAACATAATTATAGCACCCGATACTCATAGAACTCGTGCTGAATATGCTGTTGAGGATATTGGCAGAGCAGATTATTTAGGTTTACACT